TTGCACCACCTTTCATCACCAGCGTACGGACGTCGCAGAGTGTAGAGTACTACCTCGTTAGCAAAGCTGCGTCTTTCTTCTGGTGTCATCAAGCGGTACCTGCCTTTCAGACCTTCTTCTTGTTCCTTCTTTTCCAGGCTCGAAGCGAAATCTTCTGGTACTTCTATCTCGTCATAGTCGAACTTCACCATGGGCGAATCCTTGAACAACTCCCAGTTAGCAACTCGATGGAGATTGAGTGCATCAATCTTTGCTTGTACTTTAGGGTCGTTGTAGATATTCGTTGGTTGATGTTCTGTAATGAGAGTAAGGGTTCCCTCCTGCAAAAGGTACAGGTCCTTAGAGGCTGAAGGGTTGCCTTTGACGAAGTACAGGTTGTCCCAATTCACTTGGCCCCATCCTACTTCTTCTCGTTCAATCTGATAGTTTCCATTCTTCCAAACCCTAGAGACATTGCGAACCTTGTAGCCTTTGAGGATACCCTGCGGAGAGGCAAAGACTATTCCGGTATCACCGAACTTTGGTTTGATATTTTCCTTATCCAACATCTCACTTAGCTGTCGAAGCACACTGTCATTGCCGGTGTTCTTGTAGATCACCTCACTGCACTTCTTGATCCAAGTAAGAAAGTCGCTCTCATTTAACTGCTCACTAATCACATCCGCAGCGTCTTGAGATGCTCTCTCAATGGCAGCCTGGATGTAGTTCTTAGTGTGCTCATTCCATATAACTTTTTCCCTCGAAGGAGTGACTTCGACACCGTCCTGGATTACGATCTCATTGCCATCCTCATCTAAATAAGCCTGACGTGCTGGGCATTTGATACCCACTGCACCCCATAGGCTTTCCATCTCGAGCTCTTTGAAGTCCACATATCCATAGTTGATTCCCGTAGTGGCTCCTGGGGATTTAACCATGACAATGTGGGGCCTTCTCCAAGCCCAAGTATCTGAGACGATAAGGTTGTCAGAGTTGTAGAGGACATCACTCCGAACACTCCTATCCATCTCATGACCATCTTCGTAGATGTACTTCACGTCAACGTTGTCGATGTAGTTCAGCTGATCCTGCACTGCATCAATAAACTTTGTGCGGTTGTGCCGCTTGACCCCGAATGAGATCTTCGTGAAGTTCTTTGAATTTACATTGATGTAATTGACTGTGGTCCCATCACTCAAAGCAATCTGACCATCAGCCTGGAACTTCCCAATCAGGAAGTCCGTCTTGTAGGCATAGCAGTTCATCTTGAACAGCTTGCCGTTGTGTGCTGTCTCTACAGTGTAGAAGTCTACCCCAGTAGATAGTGGGACCTTGGCACCTAGTCCAAAGGCTCCAAAGTTCTCTGCTGTGTTTCTCTTGGTTGAGAATCCCAGTTCGAGGTAACCTTCGAGTCTCGAATCGCCAATACCCACGCCGTAGTCAACAACGCTAAAAACATCACAATACCCTGTACCATCGTTTTCTTTGTACGTAATGACAACCCTGTTGTTGTCGCGGCAAAGATACTCAGGATCATAGTATTCCGGGTTAAAGTTGGAATCTTTGTACTGATCGTCATCGCGTTTGATGTAGTAGTCTTCGACCTGCTTCTTGCCTGACAATATCTCCAACGCAATCTCTTTCTCACGTTGTGAATCGCAGGCGTTGGTCACCAGCTCACGTACGGTTGAAGGTATCGGGGTAGAGTATTGTGAGGATTGAAGAACGTCAAAGACAAGTTTCTCAGCGGACTTGTTGATCCGCTTTTGTAAGCCAGCCGAGTTGCTCTGCACTGCCTTACCAATTGTCTTGATGCTCATAATAAAATAGCCCCTATTTTGTAGGGGCTATTAGTTCTAGAATTTTGTTTACTGTTTCAATGTTCTGTTTCTGGTTCCTCGGAACGAAGAGTACAGGAGGGTTGTCCTGTTCCATTAACAGTTTCTTGAACATCTTCCACTTGAGTGGGAAGCGTTCGTTTGCATAGCCTTTACACTCTATCACCCATCGACCCTGTGGGTCTACGAAGTCAGGAGTGTATGTGATGTCTCGTACTTTGTACTTCTGCTTGTCCTGATACCCAGTCTTACCATTGTCCTCGAAGGACTGGTTGCTGTAGTGGAAGCCTTCCATGAGAACATACTTCTTCTTCTCATAGTCCGCCTTGATCCCAGCATCTCTGAGTTGTCTGTAGCAGTGTGCCTCGAGCTGAGACCTAAACTTGATTCCGTCTACTTCCTTAGACTTGGCGTTCCGTACTTTCTTCCTTGATGTACGAGTGCCTGTTCTCCTTCCCCTTGATGACATCCTTTGCTGTTTCTAATCCATGATCCTTTATTAGATCAGAGATATCCTTACTGCAATAATGAGAAGGAATAACCAAGTTGTCAAGTCCATACTTGCTACAAATCTTTGCAGCCATAGTTTGGCCAGGGTTGCGAGGGTTATCAAAGTCGTTGTCGTAAAGGACTATGACTTCTTTGAAACGCGCTTGCGCTTCTTTGATGGTACCTTCACTTGGCACAAGCATTTCTGATTGTAAAGCAATGGATGGGTACTTAAGGATCGCCATACACATGACATCCTTGAGGGAACTTGTGAGAAATAGAGTCCCACCATTTTCAGGAAGTTGGCGATAGCCTTGTAGGCATTGTACACCCACGTTAGAACTCCATTTAAAATCTCTTTCAAGCGGACGATAAATTTTATAGCCGCAGTCAAAGCGGTAACGATAGCTGACAGTATTGCACGTAAAACGTTGTTCATTTATCCAGTAATGTGAAATAGGTTGAACGTCGAATATACGAAGAATCCTTTTACCTATACAGAACTGTCCCCAATATCTATCGTCATCTACAGACCAAGGACGAGTTCTTACTTGTATGTTCGCCTTTCCTTTCTCCTTGAATCTTCTGCTTTCCACCTTTGGTATAGGCCGATCAACACGTATCCCAGTAGAAAGCCCAAGACCAAAAGAGTTATCAATGTACTTAAGAGTTTCATAGAAATTAAGATTGTATTTGTAACCAACATAAGCGAAGCAATCAAAGCTGTGGTCAGGATACCCGAAGTCTTTGTACCACAACCGTCCACGGAATGCAGTAATAGAAACTGTAGGTGTCTTGTCTTCACGCAGATCACTCTTGAACTTCCTGTCCACATCGTTGAAGTGTGTACAGAAGTATTTGAATATCTGATACTCAGATACCTTGGACAGCAATACGTCCTTGGTTAGAATGTCCTCGCTCCTTCTTGCCTGTATCATGGTAATATTGGGGGATCAGCAGCATCTTGCACCAACACTGATTCATGGGTGTTAAATTTAGGTTCAAAATTATTACCGATCCCCCGTTAATTACTTAGCTCCAGAGATCATCAGCTGTCTCAGCTGCTGGCTCTGCTTCGTTAGGTGTTACAACCTCCGGTACATATGCCTGCAACTGCAGGTCAGAGTTGTACTCAGCATTGAACGTACCGTACTCGTCATTCAAAGCCTTGACAAAGAGCTGGTCTCTGCGTGGCTTCAAGCGACCGAAGTGGCGATTGTACACTTGCTGATACTTGCCGTCCTTGACACCGAGCATCACGTGGAGCTTGTTGTCCTTGAGAGAAGTAACCAAAGACTTCAACTCTTCGACGTTACCCTTCATGATGTTATCGATAGTATCAAATGAGCATTCACCATCGTTGGGGATGTTGGCCCATGCCTTGACGAAGTTGATCAAGATCTCCTCGCCTGGGTACATGCGACGTACACCCTCATTCTTGAACCAGTCAGGGGAAGAATCAGGCTTCTCAGCCCAAGTCACCTGACCGTACTTGTTCGTGATCTGGAACTTACCAGTAGAAGATGCAGCTCTGTGCTCACTACCGATGAGAATCTCCAAGCGAGTGCTGAAGTTGTGCTCATCATTGTGCACCCAGAATGCAAGCTTACCAGTCTTGTCACCCATGTCTACACTGTAGCTAGGCTCAGTCTTCATGTTGACACCGATTGATGCAAGCTCACCCAGGTTAGGGTTGACTGCAAGGACACGTACTGGTGCAATACCAGTGAACAGGGGGATACCCCCACCGCCTGAGACTTGTACGTCTGAGGAATTAGATTGAATAGCCATTAGTCGTTGTTTTCGTCTTGGTTATCAGTATGTGGATCTGATGCAATCTGCTGCATCAATGTAATTTGGTTCTCCGGTGCTACTGCTGTGTCGTCAATAAGCTGTACACGTACAACCTTATGCTTCTTTACACGGATACCCTTCAACTTAGGATGTGAGAAGATCTCCTTCGCCTCAGCAATCGTGAGTCCGTACTTCTTACGGATCTCGTCACGGCTCATACCATCTTCTTTGATGTGTGATACGAGCTGCGAGATTGTCAAGGTTTGGGGTGTCTGCTCCTGTGTGACATCGGGTGTCACATCTACTCTTGCGTCAATAGACATTGTGAATCTTTTTAATCAATGAAAATTTTGCCCCACTCGAGTTCAGCATCAAGTCCTCGTAGATGCTCACAGCGAGAGCCTGCTGTGTCGTCGTTTGTAGAGTCAAACGAAATCTTTGTGACTCCTTCTCCCCTGTACACAAGACCGATAGCATCGGTGCTAGCACAGGTAATCTCACGCAACTTACCGGTCAAGGACAGGTCATTAGCCTTGACTTCTTTACCATTCTTGGTCAGATACTTATCCTTAAGGTGTCCGACAAAGATGACATGGTCAGCAAGCTTCGAGAGTCTGTGGAACCACTTCATGAAAGCCTTACGAAGCCATAGATAGCCAGCACCCTGAGGCAAGCTAAGAACCGACAGACCTTTGTTCTGCGGATCGAAGTTCTTACCCATGGGTGTTTCCTGGTACATCTTCTTTGCCTCCTCCTCACACCACACTTCCAGTTGTGTGATGGTGTCGATGGCAATGTACTTGTAAGGTTTCCCCTCGCTAATAATAGCTTTCCCAACCTCAGCCAACTCAGCGAGGGAGTTGACTTTGATCTTGAGTGCGTCCACCATATCTGACCCATCCTCTAGGTCAATGATGAGACAGTTCTCAAGCTTGGAGAGAGCTGTGGTCTTACCGATCTTCGGTGGACCATAGATAATCATGTTCTTAGGTGATTTGCGTGCTGCTTTAACCACCTTCTTAGGAAGTACTAGTTCACTCATATTTTTTGAAATTCTTACTACACTTTAGATAAGGTATTGGGATGCGACCATCCTTCGGCTTCTTGTACCGTACTTCACAGCCCTCAGGTAGAGGTATAGGCCTGTATCCCCCCAGAAGATGCTCTCTGAATACTGCACAGTCCCCATTCGTCTGCAGAATATATCTGCGTTTGATGGGATTACCCTTCTTATCCTTGTCATCAACCACCACTACTTTGACTGCGTTCATTGATCGTAAAGGTTGATAGGTCTGTTTCGAAAGGTATCATACCAAGCAAACCATCACGGTTCTTCTCGATGTGTACTGCCATGAGACCAACAGGGTCTTCACCGCAATAGCTATCCGTAATACCATACAGGTCATTGGGACGCTGTAGCATCATCACTACGTGTGCATCCTGACCAATAGAGTCACCACCGAATAGGTCTGTCAAGAGGGGCTGGTATTGTTGTTTGGCACGGAACTCCTGTTCAATGTTACGGTTGAGCTGTGATAGCAGTATCGTAATGCATGTCATCCTAGCCTGCATCCACATGCATGCCTTAGACAATACATTGAGTCTCTGCAGTTCTGTGTCAGCATTTCCCTTCACAAGACGAGAGTGGTCAATCAGATTGATGACTGTCGTACCAGGGTACCTGATAAACACATCCTCATTGATCTTCTTGACCTTCTCCATGTCCTGTGGAATAGAACAGAAAAAGATTGGGTAGTCCTTGTACTTCTGTACCATACCCTCGTAGGCTTTAAACTTCTCGTCAGAGAGTTTATTCTCCACAGACAAGAGCTCGAATGTCTGCATCTTGGTGTCCTTTGAACCTGCACGAAGTATCTGCTGATACCCCGGCATCTCAAAGCTCCAGTACAGAACAACTACGTTCTTGTGTGCGTTAGTATCTAGTATGTCGAAGATCAACTGGTTAGAGAAAGCGGACTTACCCACACCAGGACGACCTGCAATTACATACATCTTACCGGGCTGCAAGCCACCCATCAGGTTTCTGTTGAGTCTTGGCCACTTGGTGGGGTAGACTCTACGGTTCCCGTACATAGCAGTCTTGACCTCAGCAATGGATTTGTTGACGTCTTGAGAGATATGCTTGAGTTCCTTGATGCCTGTTAGGTCATAGCTTGCGTGTGATTCTTGATTGGGAGGCTGTTGATTTGTCATTGTCTATTGTATCATACTTCTCCCATGTGTGGTTGTTAACCCACGTTTGGAGCTGCTGCATCCAACCCAGAGAGTTAGTGTGCTTACGATGCATGAGTTCGTTCTTGAGACACTTCATGACGTGGTCATGCTTTGTCTTGTCCTTACCCACGTACTTTTCGTAAGCTCTCTTTGACTTCTGGTTTGTCTTTGCGTTTGCGTCTCTTGCTCTAAGCATGCGCAGACCATCCTTTGCCATAACCTTTAGAGGAAAGTGGGAGACAAGTTCAGACCACATTCTACCGAAGTCGTCCTCAACTATTGTCAAGAACTCGTATCGGACTACGTGTTCTGAAGGCTTGTCCCCCAGCTTAATTAGGCCCTTGGTTTGCAGGTCCTCTAGGTTTGGTTTGAGGTCTAACTCTTTACCAACATGGCTAGCTTTGGCATGCAAGAGGTACAAATATAAGAAATCATCAGCACTTATTCCAAACTTCTTTAGAACTTCTGTGTTGACTTCTACGAGCATTACAATTATTTAAACAGTACGGTAATTTCTACACCGTTGACAGAGATTACGGCCTTCTCAGCACCAGTTATCTTGTCAGTTGTTCTTGGGGCCTTTTGCTTGAGCACTTTCCTAGCAGCTCTCTTCTTTGCAGGGAGCAATTGGTTGTAGTAACGCTGCATGACTGCAGTATCACTTCTACCAAGTTTTTTGGCTGCTTTCTCAAAGCCAAGGCATTTGTTCTTTGCGGACTCCACCATCTTTACGATGAGCTGATCGTCCTCTACTGAGTATCGGGTGTTTGCACACATATTAATTAAGGATTTGGTTGAGGGTTACCCCCACATAAACATTATTCAAACTACTAGTTGCTTGTTGCATCCACTTCTCTTCCTGAGAATCACGCACATACAGTATGTATATGTTCCCGCGTTTCCCTTTCTTGAAGCGAATCAATCTCCCAACTCTTTGGATCATAGGCAGGGACTTGCTTTCAAGCCCTGCAATAATCCCAACACCTACGTCAGGTACGTCCATGCCTTGGTTCAAGGCCTTGGTACTGCATAGGATTGCATCATCGGACTCTTTGAACTCATCCAGTATATCTCTCCTGACCTTTGTGGTCTTACCAGAGTGATACACCAAACCACCCAGTTCTTCACCCATCATGTTTGTGAATTCATTCGTCCCTGAGAACGTTAGAATCTTCTCACCTGCATGATGTTGTGCCAATAGCTTTGATGCTGATATCTTGTTTGAAGCATGTTGCACGACTGCTTTACGCTGTCTTATGGCATTGAAGAATTGAGCTGCAGCTCCTTTGTCCCCCGGAGCACCCTTCAAGATTGCGCTGGCCATATTGAAAGCATCAAACCCACCCAGTCTGTACTTGCATTGTACGAATAGGTTGTTTGCTTTCTTGTAGGCTGCGCGCTCTACTGGGGTAAGATCGACAGGAATACAGTACACATCGTAAGGTGCTACAAGCCCCATAGATACACACTCATCCAGGGTAATGAGGTATACAATGGGAGCCAGTTTGTGCAGCAGTGCTCTGTACTCCATGTCTTCCGGTAGTGTTGCTGTCATGCACAGCAGCCTATCGTATGTATTGTTCTCAAAGAACCTACGATAGACCGGGGATAAGCCGAGGTGAACCTCATCGCATACTACGATCTCGTAGTGTTCACCTTCTAGCTTGTGTGCAGACTGATAGCAGAGTATGTCTACTCTTGAGAGCAAGTGTGTCTTGCCCCACTTCTTGAACTCCAGTTCGAATTGATCCTGAAGCTGTGTAGTAGGTACGAGAACAAGAGCTCTACCACCATCTTTGATAGAGTGAGCAACACCCAGAACACCGCACCGGCTTTTCCCAAAACCAGTACCAGCAATAATGCTACCGCGATATCCTTCCTTATGCCATGCGTTGAGGGCATTGCTCTGCTCTTTTGATTTAATCTCTATCGTCTTCTGGGTCATAGTATACTACCTCTTCTAGTATTTCTTCACGCAAGTGTTGTACTACATCAGGATCGAGCTTCTTGATAGACAGCTCCATCTCTTCAATCTCTACACCTGGTTCAATGCTAGGGGAGTCATAATCGCCCTTCTGACCGTAGTCTATAAAATACTCAATCTTTAGTCGTAACGTTCCCACGTCGCTCTCGATGTCTGTTTCCCATGTTTTGCTCATAGCTTAACTCATTATATTTAACAATCAAATTTACTAGCTGACGTCTCTGTGTCTTGACTTGCTTCTCCACGTTGTCAATACGCGAAAGAAGATAGCTTTCTGTTTCTTTGTTCATTTTGTTCTTGGTTAAGGATACTCTGTCGAAACTCGTATCCAAAGGAGTTTAGTTGTATTGTGGCTGTTTCCCAACAGTCCTTGTATAGGGCTCTAAACTTGGGATCTATATCCAACAGGTCCTCACACCGCTGCATTGCGCAAGTAACTGTCGATTGATCCCTACCCGTGTACGCACCGAGCCTCTTGCGCGTAAACTTGTATAGCTTTCTACCACTCAGGTGATAGAATATCTTTCTGGCATCAGCCAGATTCGCATCCCTTTTGCTACTCGTTAGCTCGTCAAGCTCTATATCGCTTTCCTTACAGACTGCTTTTGCAATGATGAGGAGTTCCCCCTTGTCGAAGCACGTCTTGTACATTATCTGTTTTCTTGCTTGAGGAGCTAGCCCTGGGTAGAGATAAGGGTTAAGGAGTTTGTCCATGTTGTGAATCTATTTGTGCGCCCTGCAGGACTTGAACCTGCGACCGGATGATTATGAGTCATCTGCTCTAACCACTGAGCTAAGGGCGCTGGAGCTGTGATTATTCCACAGCTTTGATTAGTTCTTGAAATGTGTACTCGCACTCGTACGAAAAGTCATCGTACGTATCTGACTGAGCAAACCTAATCTTAGATACATCGAAGTTCTTCAGCTCTTCAATGTTGATGACATACAAAGAAGAAGCAGTGTCACTGCAATCAACGTCTAGAATGTCTGAACTGTACTTAATGTTTTCCCCATCTGAAGACAGCAGAATTGCGTAGTTGCCAGCTGCACCACCACATCCCTGATCTGATGTACTCCAAAGCTCCAGTGCATAGGAATCATTTACCCTGCGAACAGAGATGTACAGCTTGTTGTTACCACGAGTACCAGCTTTGACACTTTCAGTAACCTTGATGACGTTCCCTGTGAACTCATCTACTTTTTCAACCCGAAGGTTTTGAGAATAACTGAGGATAGAAAATCCCCCCATCAAAATGATAGCAATAAAATGTTTCATGATATAAATGTTTGAAAAATGTTTTAGCGACAAAAAGGGGCCAGTGACGTTTCACCAGCCCCTCACCTGTAATTGAATGAAAACTGCGAGCAGGCTTATTGTCGCCTCACACGCGTACCTCGAGCGGGACTCGAACCCACAACCTACAGCTTAGAAGGCTGTTGCACTATCCAGTTGTGCTACCGAGGCATGATACTACTTCTCCCACGTTTGAGAGATGTTTGTATCGGCTTTGAGCAAGCCATTAGGTACAATGACCTTCGCAGCTCTCTCCATCTCCATTGTCATCATTCTAGCCCACTCTCCTGCGATATTCTCTTTGCAGATCGTATCGATTTGATCGTGGACAGTCATGACAATCTTGACATCACCCCTCCAGTTCTTCTGTATCTCCTTGTATATGTAGATAAGCGCAAGCTTAGTCATATCCGCAGAGCTACCCTGAATGGGTGTGTTCTTACTGGCACGTTCAATGCTCCCAAACTCCTGCATCTTTGACCTGTCATTCCAAATCTTAGGGAACCAGTTGTCAAACCAGCGACGTCGTTTGAAGGGCTTGAAGGTACGAATATAGCCATTGCGTGTACCAAACGTACCAAGTTTTGTTAGAAAGTCACGGATGTTGGGGAACTCTGTAAAGTATTTCTCTATAAGTGCCTCAGCCTCGTGCTTTGATATCTGGAGTGTGTCCGCCAGTTTAAAGGGTCCCATTCCGTAGGCCAGTCCGAAATTAATCGCCTTAATCTGCGTGCGTAGCTTCTTCTTTTCATCAGCGTCAGCGTTCCTCCACTTATCTTCGAAGACAAGGTCGGCGCATACACCATGGAGGTCGAGACCTTTTTCAAGGGCATCCAACCAAACAGGGTCTTGACTTCCATATGCAATGACGTTTAGTTCCTGACTAGAGTAATCGGACGAGACAAAGACCCATCCCTCTGGTGCGACGAAACAATTTCTAAAGGTATTGTCGCCCGGAATCTGTTGCATGTTAGGCTTAGAGGAAGATACTCGTCCAGTATCAAGTATTTGCGAGAAGTTTGTATGCACTCTCCCGTCTGAGTTGACGTAGTTGAAGAACTTAGTTCCATAGGCATTTGCGAGCTTTGTCCTTTCCTTATAGCGTATATATTCATCGATTAGTTTGTGTTTGTACCTGTACTTGTTGAGCTTCTTACCGTTGACATCTTCAAGTTCAGGTACTAGGTTTCTAAATAGTTTGAGGGTCTGCATAGGGGAGCCCCAGTTGATGTGAGTATGCCTAGTCTCCTCCATGGGAGCAAACATATCCACCTGTACTGGGATACGATACTGCTGTAGCAAAGGGTGTTCCAATACCAGTTTGTCTAGCTTGATCTCCTGTTCAAATGCCAGCTTGACATTCTTTTCTGCCATAACTGTCCACTTGTCCTTGTCAATGTCCAGACCCTCGTACTCAATCTCAGCAAATACTCTGACTACTTCATTCTCCAGACGGGCGACTTGCTCCAGTTCATACGTACGAAGTAGTGCAAGCTGTTTCTCCCGTATGTCCAGCAGATAAACCACATCGTTGGCCCCATACGTAATTTGATCGACGGTGTAAGGTTGACCTTTGAGACCGATGAACTTGTTGCGGGTCTCTTTATCGAGAGTGTGACCGAGGTATCTCTCTGTGCACCGGGCAAGAGAGTATCCATGGTCTTGTTTACCACAATTGATAACTCTTTCGACAAGAAACGTATCGTATACTTTTTGAACTGATATTCCAGCCCACTTCTTAATGAACTTGTAGTCGAACTTAGCGTTGTGAAAAATCTTTGTGATCTCATTTGACTCGAGTATTTGTTTGAGGGGTTCGATGCTGACTGTGCGTGTGTCGATGACGTATTGCCTGTCTTTGTCCCCAATCTGGAACATGATGAGCTTCTTGCACGTGAAGTCGAAACCCTCCGTCTCGGTGTCCACCCCCAGAACTGTCTTGCTTTCACAATAAGCTTTGCATTCCTGTATCGTCGCTGTCGAGATATCATTGAGGGGGCTGTTCTGACCTACGAATCTTATTGATTTCATCTAGTGCAAAGTTTAGCATGGTGTCCGCTTCTTCAAACGTAAGGTTCCTACCTCGAAAGAATACACCGGAACGTTTGTTTCTTTTTGCAAGATCAATGATGGTGGACAATGTGTCTACGTCCCCGTCTTGAATGATCATTGCGATCTCTTTCATCTTACCCATTGGTTGTTTGGTTTA